TACAATATTGGTGGTTGACGGTTTTTTTAGGAGGTGCTATAATAGAATAAGAAATTAAATATTCAGTCCTTGAAGAACAGGGACAACCGTTTATCGGTTGTCCTTAATTATTATTAAAAGATGAATTTTTTACAAAAAGTTAAAGAAAAAATATTAGGAGAAGATTCGATTAAGAGTATTTGGAAAACGGGTTGGACTTCCGTTAAAAATTTAAATGAAAAAAGTCCATTAGATTTAAATGAATTATCACTTTATTTAAATAAGGCAATAGAGAAGAGAGCAAGGGAAGTTAGTAAAATTAATTTTAAAATAGAAAATAAAGAAGGAGAAGAACTGACAAATGACAAGGCAAGAAGTTTTTTGGAGACTTTAAGTAGGCCGAATCCTGTAATGGCTGGAACAGAATTTTTTAGACTATATCAACTTTATAGAGATTTATGTGGAGAGGCTTATATAAAAATAGATTCTAAATCAAAGGCTTTTAAAAAAGGAAAAGAGATTAAAGGGTTACATCTTTTGATTCCGAGCAGAGTTGATGTTAATCGAAATGATGATGGTTCTGTTAGGAGTTATTCTTACAAAATAAAAGATGGGAAGGAGATTACTTATAAAGCTGATGAGGTAATTAGAAATTATACTCCCGACCCTAAGAATCAGTTAAAACCTGTTAGTCTTATTCAGGCAGGAGTGAATACTTTGGAAACTGAAGTTCAGTTGAGAGAGTATCAAAAAAATATTTTAGAAAATGGAGGAAGAGTTGAAGGGGTTTTTAAATTTAATACTAAAACAGGACTAACTAAAAAACAGATACAAGAACTAAGAGATAAATACGAAGAGCAATATGCTGGGGCAGAGAGAGCTGGTAAACCGTTATTTTTAGGAGGGGATGCTGATTACGAGAAGATGGCATTGAGTCCTAAGGAATTAGCTTATTTAGATAGTATGGATGCTACATTGAATGATATTTGTATAATGACGGAAGTGCCTAAGGCAATTTTAGCTAATTTAATAGGAACAAAATATAAGAATGCAGAGGAAGCCCGAAAGATTTTCTTAAAACATACCATTAAGCCATTATTGGATGACTTAGTCAATAATTTAAATGAGTTTTTAGTTCCTGAGGATATGGTTTTAACTTATGAAGGAATCGTACCTGAAGATAAAGAAGAGAAAAGAAAAGACCTTGAAATTGCGCATAAAATTGATGCGATGACAACAAATGAAAAGAGAGAGAAATTAGGATTAGACCCCGTAGAAGGAGGAAATCAGGTTCTTGTACCTATGAATTCCGTGCCGTTATATCAAGCCGAAGAAGGAGAAGATAAAAAAAAAGAGTTTAAACACCCTTTAGACAATGAGAAATATCGAAGAACTTATGAGAAGAGAGCAATTAAAAGAATGGATAGAAAAGAATTAGAATTTCAAAGAAAGCTAAAAAAATATTGGGAGGGGCAAAAAAATAGAGTTCTTGAAAGTTTAGAAGTAAGGAAGCAGTTTAAAATCAAAGGATTAGCAGATGAGATTTTTAACCAGAAAGTAGAAGTAAAACTTGCGATGTCAGAATTAGGGCCATTATTGAGAAGGTTTTTGAAAGAAGAGGGAGAAGATACAATTGATAGAATGAACTATGATTTTGATTTTACAATGGATGCTGAGATAGAAGGTTGGCTTCAAGAAAGGAAGGAGACTTTTGCTAAACAGATAAACAAAACAACCTATAAAAGAATAGCTAGTGAAGTAAAAGAAAGTATTGAGGGAGGAGAGAGTAGAAGTGAATTAGTTGATAGGTTAGAAGGTTCTTTTAATAAGATGAGCAGAAGTAGAGCAAAAACGGTAGCAAGGACTGAGGTTCATTCAGCAACAAATTTTGGTAATTTTAAAGGTTATAAACAAACAGGGACGCCTTCAAAAGTTTGGGTGGCAGTAATGGATAGTAATACAAGGGCATCTCACCAAATGGTTGATGGTGAAAAAGTTCCTACGGATATGCCGTTTAGTAACGGATTAATGTATCCAGGCGACCCAAAAGGGCCACCAAGTGAAACCGTTAATTGTCGTTGTGTAATATAAAATAAATATGGAAAAATTATATCAAAAATACAAAATAGATATTAAAAATGATTCTGTCGATAAAAAGAATGCTTCCTTATGGGCTGTATTTTCTACCGAAGATAAAGATAGAGATGGAGATGTTATCAAGCAGAATTGGGATTTAGACAAATTTAAAAAGAATCCCGTTGTAGTAAATAGCCATCAATATAGAGATGCTACAGAAACAATTGGGAAGGTTGAAAATATTAGAATTAGTGGAAATAACGAATTGGAAGGGAAAATTAAATTTGCTGTAGATGAAAATCCTAAAGCTAAAGTTATTTTCGATTTATATGCAGGAGGGTTTTTAAATGCATTTTCAGTAGGGTTTATTCCGAAAGAAATGGACGGAGAGGGAAATATTGTAGAAAGTGAATTATTAGAGTTATCAACTGTATCCGTCCCGAGCAATGCTATGGCATTAGCAAAATCAAAAGGAGTAAATGTTGATAAGTTGATGAAAGCAGAAGAAGGAGGGGAGGAAGAAAAATCACCAGCTTGTAGGCAGGAAGGTGAGACGATTGAGGAATGTGTAGAAAGAAAAATCCCTGAGATAATGGAAGAGGAAGATGTTGATAAAGACCAAGCAGTAGCGATGGCAAATAGTATGTGTGAAGAGGAGTGTAGTGAAAAAGATATTGACAAGAAAGAAGATGATGAGGTTGAAGAAAAAAAACAAGAGAAAAAAAAGGAAGGTGATGAGGTTAGAGAGGAGGAAGAGAAGCCTGAAGAATTAGATGAAGAGGAGGAAGAGAAAGAGAAACCCGAAGAGGAAGAGAAAGAGAAACCTAAAGAGGACAAAAATAAGAAAATTGTTAAATTAATTAATCAACTCTGTGAGCAATATGAGGTTGAAACTCGGTCTAGAGCCGACAGAACAGAGAAAAAAAGATTAATTAATAGAGCAATTAGGAATTTAATAAAGAAAAAAGGTCAACTATAAATAATTAATTTAAAAAAATAATGGATAAAGAAACAAAAATTAAAAAAGATGAGGAAAAAGACGAAGGAGAAGAAAAAGAAGAAAAATTAGAAAAAGAAGTTGAAGGAGTTTTTAAAAACCTTTTAGATAAACACGGTGATTCTGTAAAAGAAGAACTTAAAGAGGAATTATCTGAAGAGGTTGAAAAACTTATCAACGAAGAAGTTGAAAGAAAAGAAAAGAATGCAGGAATTTATAATGAAAAAGTCCAAAAAGAAGAAGCAAGAAAAGCAAAGAATAAATCTTTTAAAAAGTTCTGTAAAGCAATAATGGGAGGAGATACAGCCACTTTAAAAGATATGTCAACTGATGATGAGAGTTCTCCTTATGCAGGATACGCAGTTGATAGTGAATTAAGTGCTGAAATTAGACATTTAACTACTGAATATGGAGTAGCAAGAAGAGAAATGACAACCTTGCAACTCTCAAAAAATAGTTATAAAGCAAATGAATTAGTAACTGATGTATCTACTTATTGGGTAAGTGAAGGTGCAACAATTAATTCATCTCAAATTACACTTGGACAAAATACTTTAGAGCTAAAAAAATTAGCTACTATTGTAACTATGACAAGTGAATTACTACAAGACCAAGAAGTCGACCTTTTTGGATTTGTAGCAGATAGAGTTGCACAAGGATTTGCACAAAAAGAGGATGAAGCATTCTTTAATGGAGATGGAACTTCAACTTATGGAAGTTTTACAGGATTACTTGAAAGTTCAAATGTTAATGAGGTTACAATGACAGGAACTTCATTTAGTGATGTAGATGCTGATGATTTGATTGATATGCAAGATAGTACACCACAAGGCGCACAAGCTGGTGCTAAGTATTATTTAAATAGAACTATTCTAAGTCAGATTAGAAAATTGAAAGATGACCAAGGCAATTATATTTATCAAAGACCTGGAGGAGATATGCCTGGCACGATTTGGGACAAGCCTTATGTATTAGTAGAAGCAATGCCTTCAATGAGTGATTCAGCAGCAGATACTTCATTCGTATTGTTTGGAGATTTAAAGAAAGGAACTATTCTTGGATATAAGGGAGGAATTAGAGCTGAAAGATTTAATGCAGGAGTTGTAAGAAATACTTCAGACGACGGAGATGTTAATCTTATTACTTCCGATAGAGAAGCAATGAGATTTATCGAAAGAGTTGGTTATATTGAGGCTATTACTAGTCTTGATGTACCTATCACTAAATTGACTACAGCTGCTTCCTCAGCATAGTCGATAAATAAGGAAGGGAGGTAAACTCAACCCTTACCTCCTTATCCTTAAAGGTTGAGAATAATATTTAAAAAGAAAAAATATAATGGCTACATTTACACATCATTTACAAGGGACTTCCGACACCGAAATAACTGATACTGATACACTTCAATTTGCAGGAGGGACTTTTGATAGTAGGATTACAGTAGGAGATTATAATGATTCTACTCACGTAAAAACAGATACAGATACAGATAAATCAAGTGGAAATACTCCGAATAATAATGACTATGATACTGCTTCATTACCTATTGCAGATGCAGATTGTGCTTTAAAGATTAACTTTTCACACGGTTCAAGTGTGGAGACTACGAGTGCAATATTTTATGCTTATGATGGAACTACAACCACTGATGCCCCTACAGGAATGACTTTTTATGCAGCAGAAGGAGCTGATGATAGTAGTTGGACAAATGCAGAAGGAAGTGGAAGTGCTTTAAGTTTAGCTGATAATTCAAGTGCAGCTACAAGTCACGACTTTTATATCGCAGTATCAGCATCACCTGATAGTGTAGGAGAAAAGACAGGGAATATGTATAGAATGGAACTTACATATTTCTAAAATAAATTTTAATTAAAGAGGCATTTTTATGACTCGAAATATTAAATGGACTGTTGGATTATCCGATGGTTCTAACAAACAATCAGATAAAGGAGAATTTAAAAGAGTAAAAGGGGAATTATCTCCTTGGCAAAAACTTTTGAATTATATCGATGAAAAAGGGCTGAAGATAACTTCTTTGGCTCTTTTTATTGAAGGAAAAAGATGGAATTTACCTAGTAAAGGGAATCAGCCAAAGTTTAGAGCTTTTGATGAAGCTAAAAGTCCTAATAGTTATAGATTTTTTAGAAAAATGGGGGTTGATATTTTAAATGGGAAAAAGAAAGATGTTGAGCATTATGCTGTGGCAGAAGCTCAATATAATAATAAGAAACTTCAAATTTGGGTAAAAGATAAAGAACCTTATCCGAGTTGGAGTATAGTTTTAAATAATAAAAAAGGTTAAAAATAAAATTAATTAAAGTTAATTATGTTACAAATAAAAAACAATGCAGAATCTACTTTGACAGAAGATTTAACTGATAGTGAAACTGATGTAGATGTTAATGATGCTAGTCAATTTCCAACTAGCACTCCTTTTAGAATTACAGTCAATGATGAGATTATGGAGGTTACAGGAATAAGTAGTAATACTTTTACTGTTACAAGGGGAGAGGAAAGTACAACGGCAACAACTCATAGTAACGGAGATAAAGTTGAGCTTTTAATTACGGCAGGAATAATTGAAGAAATCCACAATAATTTAGGAAGTAACTTTGATGCACACGAATTTACAAGTAGTGAAACTTGGAGTGCAGTTTCAGGATTAAGTTCTGATACTATGATACAGGTAATTGTAGATGCAAATGATGTTAGTTCTGGTTCTGTTTCTGTACAACCAGATGGAAGTGAAAGTTATTCTATTAGTTCGGGAGATAATTCTAGAGTAGTAAAACCAAGTTCTAGTTTGGATGTGATTAGTAAAGATAATGCTTGGAATTTATCATCAGCTTCATATGATTCTGTAAATAAAGATGTTAGTAGTGAAGATGGTAGTCCTTTTTCAATCCACTTCAAACCAGATGGAACTAAGATGTATATCTTGGGTGATAGTAACGACTCAGTATATCAATATACCCTTTCTACAGCT